CGTGGTGATCTCGGAGCTTTCGCCGGTCCAGTTAGCCGACACGCCGGTCAGCCGCTTCACGGCCGTCACGGTGTCGCTCGGCATCTGAACGAGCTGCATGGCCGAGGGCCACACCGAGAACTCTTCGACAAGCCGCACGACCTGGCCGCTGGCGATCTCGGGGACGAACACACCGCCGGCCGAGTTGACCGACTCGCCAAGGGCCCGGCTCTCGACGCCGTGGTCCTGGCACCACCGCTTGGCATCGGCATCGCCGTGCACGTAGCCCTGGAGCCACTTGCCAAACGAGTAAGCGTCGCGGCGGCCCTGCTCATCGTTGCTAAACGCCTTGAGCCGGCCACGGTAGGACACAGCCTCAATGCGGGGAGCCTCGTCACGGACCACTTCGGGGGCCGGCTTGCAGCGGTCGGCGACCGCCCGCAGGGCCAGGGCCGAGTCGGCCACCTTCTGCTCAAACTCGATCTTGCCGGCCAGATCCTTGGCCTTGTCGGTCAGGCCCGACAGCTCGAGGTTGCGGGCGTCGATGTCCGACTTGTTGTCAGACTCGAGGGCCGAAAGCGTCTCAATGCGCTCGGCAACGTCGGCGGCTTCGGAACGAAGGGCGGAAAGGCGATCCATGGTCGGTGTCTCCAGAGGCGTGATTGCCGTCTGGGGTTCAACCTAGGAACGCACCTGGGGGGCCTTGCAGTAACGCACTTCAGAATGTGTTGTTTTTACAAAGGCCACCGCGCGAGCGCCGCAGCGTGGGCATCGCATGTACCGCTGCCGCTCGTCTCCGACCGGCCGGCTGGACCGGGTGCGAAGGCGCTCACCGCATGTGCAGCGTGGTTGTTCGCTCATACGTTCCGCAGTCGCAGGAGAGCGGCCCACGCCTGGGCGACGCCTCGCAGGGCCAAACGCTCAGCAGGCGGGGCCGCCGGCTCTCCCGTTGTCTCTTGGGCCGCAAGCCACGCCTCGTAGCTCCGCTGGGCCACGGCCACAGAACTGGCCGGATACGCCGGCGTCAGCACGACCGACACGTCGGCCAGCAGGCTCACCTCTCGGATTTCCCGAATGGCCCCCTGGTCGTCGCTCGACCAGTTGGCACCCTTGCTCTCGTCTACGGCGAAGGCGAATGAGCTGCCCCGCAGATCCCGGCGGCGGATGAGGCTAAGAGTGTCCCGGCCCACCTGCGTATCGGGTGGCGTCACGGTGTACCGCAGGCCCTTCTCGTCACTGGACAGCTCGAGCGTGCCCGAGGATGTGCGCCCCAGGATGAGGTTGCTGTCGTGGTTGAGCAACGCCACCACGTCATGCTTGCCACGGGCGCGACGTAAAACTTTATCGAACGCACCCGGCCGGATGATTTCACGGAATGACGAGCCACCTTCCCGCAGCGGCAGGCTGAACTGGTTGTAGACGGCAGCGTATCCCGTAATGACCTGCGTCCCGTCGCCCCGCTTTTCAATGGTCAACTCGGCCTCGGGCACCTCGTCAAAATCCAGGCATCGTCGCTCAAGGTCCATTGCCGCTGTCTCCTACGGGTTGCGATTTGATTGGCTGGACGCCTTCATTGACGCCCGCAATGATGCTGTTGACTGTTTCCGCCGGGATCGTCGGGAACGCACCAGAGATCAACGCCTTTGCTCCCTCTGCGGTAAGCAGGCCAGCGGACAGGTTCGCCAGGATTTCAAGCAGTGAAGAAACCTGCGCACCGTTAAGCGCCTGCTGTTGCAGGTCGGCCACTGGGGCAATGTCACCAGCTGGCTCAGCCGCCTGCGAATCGGACGCGCCGTCTTCCTGGTCGTCCACGCTGTCAGACGGCGCGGCATCTTCAGCCGGCATCGGCTCTGGCTCGCCGGCTTTTTCAAGCGTCGTCATGTTCAGCGGCACAAAGTGCTGGTCGCCCTCTGGCCCGATGGGGTTGAGGTTCTCCAGCTCTCGCACCTCGTTTACGGTCATCCACCCGTTCTGCAGGGCCGACACGTAGTAGGCCGAGCGGCTGGCGTGGTCGCCACGAAGCAGGCCCGACACGCTGTGCTCGGCAAAGTACCGCTCGTCATCCTCAATGAGATCCCGAGCGATGGCGGATTCCCACCGCTTCAGATGCGGCAGCAGGCAGTGCTGCACAAACTCTGTGCCCTGCACTTCGATGTTGCTGTACGTCGAGCGCGTCAGGTCTTGGATCATGTGCGGCGGCACACGGAAGGCGCGGCAAATCTCAATGACCTGATACTGCCGCGTCTCAAGGTACTGGGCCGCCTCATTGCTGCCCGTAAGTTCGTGAGCCTTTACGCCGTTAGGAAGGATGGCCGTACGAAAGGCCCGGTCGGCCCCCCGGTGCATCCGCTCCCACTGCTCACGCAGCCGCTCGGCCGCCTCAATCGGGATCGGGTTATCAGACTCCAGCACGATGCCCGGCCGGGCCCCGTTGCCAAAGTACGTGCTGCCGTGCGTCTCCAACGCCTGGGCCAAACCGATGGCGTTGGCAAACGTCTTGTACGTGGGCACGGGCGTAAACCCGTCCTCAGTCGTGAACCTCAGGGCGAAGATCTGGTCCTGCCGGTAGATGGTGTAGCGGTTGCTGTCAGGCTCCCGGTACTTGTACCGAAGCGTCCCGTCCTCAAGCCGCTCAACTTCCATGCGGCTTGAGTGCAGCGGCCACAGCTCGGACACCGGGCCACGGTCGCCGCCACGGATCTCGGCGTAGCTTGCACCGTAGTGCAGGTAGAGCCCCGTCATCCAATCGCGAAACTCTTGGGCCGTCTGCCACGGGTTGGGCTGCGTGTGCAACAAGCGATACAGCGGGTTCTCTGTCACCTTCCGCTTGCCACCGTTGGCGAGCTTTTCGTACAGGTGCAGCGGCAGCGAGCTGACGGCGTCACTGATGACCCGAATGCAGGCCGTGTAGGCCGAGCACGCCATGCTGTTGTCGGCGTTGACCCGGATGCCAGACGGCGTCCGGTTGCTTGTATAGCCGTCGTAGTCCCAGTGGCGAAGGGTGTGCATCCGGTAGTCGGTCAGGTTGCTCATATAATCGTGATGTTCCAGTCAGGTTCCGGTGCCGGTGCCGTAGCCTTCTGCCACAAGCCAATTGCCATCACGAGCGAGACGATGCCGTCGATGCGCTCCGTGCTGCGTGCCTTGCTGGGCTTGATGTTTCCTGCCGCGCTGTCGGTCTGAATCGCCACGTTGCCGGCCTGCCACGTCAGCACCGGATGGCCGCCGTGCAAGACCTTGCCGCTCACGACCCAGTTTTCAAACTGCTTCGACGGGGCTGAGAGCGAGCCGTAACCTTGGCGGTATTGTTCCATGTGCAGGCCATCCCCTTGCAGTTGCAAGCCGAGCTGCGCGGAGTTCCACGGGTCCAGACCCACGCCACGAATCTGGTACTTCTTGGCCAGGTCGTTGATGTCGGCCCGCACCTTGTCGAAGTCGGTAACGTTGCCCTCGGTCATGTGCAGGTGGCCCTGCCGCTGCCACGTCAGATACGGCACCTTGTCACGCCGCTCGCGCTGGTGGGCGTTCTCCTCGGGTATCCAAAAGTGCGGCTCTACCCAGAAGGTGCCATCGTCCAGCGGGAACAGCAGCACAAAGGCGGTAGTGTCAAACGTGGTGGCCAAGTCCAGGCCAGCCCAGCACTCCCGGCCCTCGAGCGGCACCGGGCAGGGCGAGTTGCCCTGGGCCCAGTGGTCCATCCGTAGCCAGCGGGTGTCTTGCTCGGTCCACTGGTTGAGGTACAGCTGCCGGAAGGTGTTTTCGTATGCGGGCATCTCCACCGCCCTAGCACACTCGCTCCGCAGGAAGTCAATGTTGATGCTCACTCCCAAGTTGGGATTTGCGGCGGTCCACGTCGCTTCGTCCTTCCAGTCCGCCTTCGGGCCCGCGGCGTAGATGGCCGACAGAAACCGCTCATCCTTTACCGCCCCGGCCGCCACGCTCTCGGCGTACTTCCAGATTTCCCAGCAGATGCTCTTGCGGTCGTAGCCGGCCGTGGTGATGTAGACCATCAACGGCTGCGACCTGGCCCCCATGCTTGTGGCCATTACGTCCACCAGCTCGCGGTTGGGCTGAGCGTGTAGCTCGTCAAAGATAACGCCGCTCGGATTGAGCCCGTGCTGAATGCCAGCCTCGGCACTCAGGGCCTTGTACGTGGCGTGCGTCTTCTCGCACACGATGGCCGAGCGGTAGACCTTGAGGTGCTGCGACAACACGGGCGACTGCTCTACCGCAATGCGGGCCGTGTCGAACACGAGCCGGGCCTGGTCTCTCGAGGCGGCGCAGGAATACACCTCGCCGCCAGGCTCTGGCTCCATCAAGAGCTTGAGGGCCAGCCCGGCACACAGCGTGCTCTTGCCGTTCTTGCGAGGCACGGCCAAGAGCGAGGTGCGGATCTGCCGCTTGCCGTCACGCTCAGTAAACAACGCCCGCACGTAGTCGCGTTGCCACGGCTCGAGCAGAAACGGCTGGCCGCCCTTGTCACCCTTGGCGTGCGTAAAGAAGCGCTCAAAGAACTTGACCGCACGGCACGAGGCGCAGGTGCACTCAGCCGAACAGGATGGCGGCATCTTCGTCGGTGGCCGGCTTGTCCGGCTGGACGCTGAGCGACGACCTGGCGGACGGGTTGAGCCCAAAGTCTTGCTCCAGTTGCCGCAACTGCTGGGCGAGCTTGTGGGCAATGCTCACCTCGGGCCGCTGGGCGATGTACTTGATTTCGCCGCCGTCGTTCAGGATCGGGTACGTGCAGCCCTGCTCTTTCAGAATCGCACGGGTGGCAAGCCACCACTCGTACGTGTCGCAGTAGCGGGCCAGTGCTTCCACGTCGGCGTCGGTCATGACCCGCACCGCCTGGAGCAGCGGCAGCAGCTCGCGCCACCGGGCCGCGGCGACTTCGCCGAGGTGACTGGGCATAGCCACGCCAGAGGTTGGCGGCTGAGGCTCGGCCTTGTTTAGTGGGCGGCAGCCAGGGTTGCCACGCAGGATCTTGAGTTTTGTTGGCGTCGGACGCGGACCCCTTTTCCCCATGCCTCCTCCTCAATCGGCAACCGCAGTTGCCCTTGCGGCTTGTCGTGCTTTTTGCCGTTGCACTCCCGGCACAAGCACTGAGAGTTTTCAAACACGTTGCCTAGACTGCCTGGCACCGACAACGGAATGATGTGGTCGTGCTCGGCGTTTCGCTTGTGCGGCCTGCGTGTGCCGGCAACGCACCTATAGTCTTTATTGCATTTCTTGCGGCACTTCTGGCAGACCCAGTTGTCACGTTCCAGCACAGCCTCCCTAGTGCAAGCCGGGTCAAACGTCACGCCGTAGACCTTGCAACGCTTTCTTAGCGATGTGGCTAAAGCGTGGCGAGAGGCTGTTAACTTAGCTGTTTGCGACCTTGGCTGCCTTGGGCGGTCCTTGCCCCATCGGTGGTCCTGGTAGCACTCAGGCGTGCAGTACTTGCCTTTGTTTTTCCAGGTGTCTTTGGTGCGGTGTTTCATGCGGAACAACTTGCCACACGCAGGGTTCTGGCAAACAAACCGCTCGCGATACGAACACTCTTGACTGCAAAACCTGTGGCCTTTCGCTAGTCGGCCAGGCTTGGTTTCAAAGTCTTTGCCGCACCGCTCGTTGGCGCAGCAAGCCGTAACGCGAGTCCTGCTTCCAAGTCCGCGACACGATTCAGTGCAGTACTTCTGCCTTTTGCGGTTGCACCGAAAAATAATGCCACATTGATTGCACTGGATCTCATGCCTGCCTGGACCTCTAGGCCGATTACGCGCATGCCGGCTCTTTGTTTTGCAATGGCCGCATCGCTTCGGGTTTCTTCCTCGGCACCCGTTGCGTTGGATTTGTTGGCCGCAGTCGCAGCATGTGAGGCACATGCCCACACCATGGCGATGCTGTCAAACGCTTAGACCTACCCCCCTGCCGTTAGGTGCAACCGTGATTATTCGAG